CCCTGATTCTATAGTAGGTGCCTCAAAGTCGGGATATTCATCGCGTCTGACTAGTTCATAGCCTTCTCTAATACGAGCAGAAATATTGGTGCGGTCTTCAAAACCACGCACTTCCGCACGTATCCAACGATGTTTGAACCCTTCTGGCGCAGGGGGCGCGTCTAATTTAGACGGTGGACTCCACGGTTTTCTTTTAACCTGTGTAGCCCGTGATGATTTAGCGCGGGAAGTTCTCTTGATAGCATCAATTTCATCTTTTTGATTATCCGTCATTGTCCTTCCTTCACGTATTTTGCGTACTCTTCGAGTGGCACTCCCAATCTTTTGGCAATTGTTACTTGGCTCGGGGAGAGACGAACCTTCTTGCCGCGTCCGGACGACTTGTTACGAGATACTCCCGCAACAGATTGCCCTGAACGATTATTTCGTGGTGCATCTTCCGCATCAGTAAACCGATGTGGAAATGCATCTCTCATTCGAGAATCTAGCGCATCATAGTAATCATTGCTAGAGGGGTCAAACCCTTCATCTTGAACGAGTTTTTTGTGTAAACCGAAAGCCGCAAAGGTCATTGCGTCATCGGTTCCAAACCAATCATTCTTTTCTGCCCATTCCTCTGCTTTAGCGTCAGGAGCGGGTACTGATGGAGCAGGTTGGTATTGAGGCTGCTGTTGAGCATACAACTGCTGTTGTTCTTGAGCTTGAGCCTCTGCTTCTGCTTGCGCTTGTCTCTGAGCTTTAGCTTGAGCGTGCTTATCTGCGGCTAGCGTAAGCTGCGCGATGCGTTCTTGCGCTGCCATTTGCCGCTCTACGTCGCCAGTTTCAATGGCCGTTTTTAGCTCTTCTTTGGCTCGGGTTTGCTCAGAAACTACCCTATTTCCGTACTCGGTTATGTAGTTTTGATCCAAAGACTGTAGTCTTTGCTTAACAGAAGTGTTTTCTGTCTGAATCGTTTGAGCGTAACGTAACGCTTCTTCTCGTTCTCTTTCAGCCTCTTTAGCCCGCTTTGTAAGCTGGTTTATGCGTTTTTGAACGCTTTGGCTGTATTTTTCGTGCTCATCTTCACTAGTTTCTTCTATCTCTACCTCTGGTTCCGCACTTGCTTCAGTGTCGGGGGTAGATTCAATCTCTACTTCTTGAGCTTCTTCCGTAAATTCTAGCTCTACTTGACCGTCATCGGCCTCGTGAGCAGGTTTTGCTTCACTCATTTGCATGTCCCTTAGTTATGGTGAATATCAGTAGGGTCAAGGATTGTGGCTAGGATCTCATCATCGTTCAAAATCCTAACCTCGCTGCCAAATCTAGCAGCGTCTTCTCCGTTTAAACGGAACCTAGATCCAGCGTAACGTGCAAAGATCACCCATTGTCGCTCTTCGCACCAACCGCCTCGCGGGTATTTTTCGCTGTCTTTGTATGCATCAGGACCTAGACGAAGCACATATCCAACGTTTGTTTGAATAGCGTCTTCTTCCAAAGTCTTGGTGTTTAGTAAGATACCTCCCTTACTTTTTCGAGAAGGACGGAAAGGCATAATCAATATGCGCCAACCCGTGGGCTGGGGTAGTCGTTCAATTGCAGATTTTTCAATCAGAGAAGGGTCTAGCACGCGTTCCTCTTCCGGAACGTATACCTTAGATAAATCTAAGGTTTCTTTAACTTCAGACATCCATCATTTCCTGTTTGTCTAGCATTTCAGAAAGCTCTACGAGAACGTAATCGCATGCACGAATTTCCCCCATACACTCCCTGTAATGTTCCATATCTTTAATCCCGCCTTCCGACATTAGCTCGGTAATTTGGGCCTTGCGATCCAGCAGCGTCTTTCGGACATACTGCACAATATCGATACCGTCCAATCTAAGTGTCCTTAATTATCCGACGATATCTCATATTCTCGCGTCTTTGGCGCAGGAAATCAACGACCGTTATAGGTCACCTCGTGTATTTTGTTGCTTGAGCAACTCTCTTTGCATGCCCGCATCAATACGCGCCGCCGTCTGGTTTTCTTGGCTTTGTAACCGTTGTTGGAACTGAGCCTCACGCTGCGCAAGCTTTTGGCGCTCTAGCTCAAGCTCTTGTTGCTCCATAGCCATGTCGTTTTGTTCTTGCTGCGACTTCAACTGAAGTTCTTGTTGTTTCAACTGAACAAGGGGATCTGGTCCTTGTTGCGGCTGTCCTGATTGCTGTACTTGCTGACCAAGCTGCACTACTTGCTGCATGATCGTCGCAACATTTTGAGCGACCAAAGATTGGTACTGCTGGTTATTAGCAGGGTCAACGAGCGAAACATTCGGGTTTTGCTGCATAAACGCCTGCTCCGCCTGCTCTTCTGCCATTAACTGAACGTGGTTCAAAACGTGCTTCTGTATGGCAGCAACCACTTGAGGTAGTGAGGACGCAATACCACCTGTAACAAAGATTAAGTGGGCTTGGATATGCGCCATATGGTTCTGGCCCCGGAATGCCTGTAACGCCACGTTATTCAGCGCGTCCATGTTTTCCTGTGCGGGGTCCTTCGGTGCAATCTCGTTTGGCGTGTCCGCCCGCAAGATCATGTCAGAGTTCTTAACGCCCAACGCGTCGTAAACTCGTCGGTACACTTCGGGAATGTTATGTATCTCAGGAGCCTGCATAGCCATCTGTAACTCAGTCTGAGCCAAAGCAATTCGCTGACTTTGAGAAAAAATGTTCGGATCAGATACGGGAAGAACGTCTACCCTATCGTCAAAGTCCTTGGCCTTAACCGTAGACTCTGCGCCCGGCACCTCATACGGATAGACCGGAGGTAAACTTTCTTTCATCACACGAGCCAAGATCTTGAACTCAATCTTCATGGCGTAATGTAACCGCTTATGAACAGCACTCATTACACGGGTGCCCTGCTCAATCATAGCTATCGTAGTGCCGACAGCCGCGTTTGGATTAGCGTCACCCACTTTCATGTCGGTAATAGTGGCGAAACGCTGCGCAGCGTCCACTACAAAGCCTAGTAGCTGGAAAAGCGTGCCATCCGGGCCTTTGAACGGCAGCGGCATCAAACTGTCTCTAATCTGCCCTCCGGGCGCGTCAACGTCTCTAAATTCACCCGGTTGTAGCGGTGAATCATCGTCCCTGATCCGCAGGCCGCGAGCCTTGAATCCAGCAGGAAGGTTAGAAAGCGTACCCGCATCAATCAATTGACGCAGTGCGGCAGTCGCGGTTCGCGATAAACCGCCGATTGTGTGAATCAAACCAAGGCCGTAAAACCCAAATCCGGGCAAAAACTTGTAATGAACAAAGTATTGGATCTTTGTAGTTAAAGGATCTTCTTCCTCATAATTACGCCGAATAGCCAATATTTTGCTGTTTTCTTCGCTAATAGTGACGATATACGGCACTTTTATGCCTGTTTCTTCACCATCTTCATCTTTGTTTTCATAGCCGGGGAGATCTAAATCCGCATGAAACTCCAACAGAGTGCAGTCGTAATCGATGCTTGAAGCACTTACACCGTCAATATGATTGATTTCATCCGAAATACTGCTGCTGGATGCCTGCGACGGTAAAACCGGAACATCGCGGTAAAAACCAGAGATCTGCTGCTTACGAAGATCATTCAATGACGTGCGAACAACATGTGTAATACACGGAAAGGTAGCCAGATCAGATGTTTCATAAGGCACAACCAAGTGCTCTGCCGGTACGAATTTACTGACAGGGCGACCTAACGTGTCATCAAAGTAAACTTTCTTAAAAGTACTGCCCGCCAAGGGTAGGTTGAACAGCATTTGATCGAATTCAGGGGTGTATTCCTCCATCACGTTGGTGATGTAGTAATTCATAAAGTTTTTTACACGAGTAGCCTGCTCAGACTTGGCGTGCGTTGTCGATCCAAGAACCGTGGTCCGTATAGGGCCTCCCGCAGGTAATAGCTCATTGAAAGCTTGTGCCTGAAATTGCACAGCAGCTTCGGCAAGTAAGGGGTGTGTAACGCCTGTAGCGCCTCTAAAAGGCTCTGTACGCTCTTCGTAGTTGAACCCTAGTAGTTCTAGGCCGTTAGAATAAGCCTCCTCCCAATCGTGCCTAGACGCTCTGTTAGCGTCGTATTGCTCCATCAGGTCGTTGGCTACCTCCGCCATCTCGGATTCCGACATAAATTCCGCTAGATTGTCGAAAAAATCGTCTTCACGGTCTTTGTTTCGCAGTGGATCAAAGTC